GGAGGTAATCTGGCAAAACCCAGATTGACACCTCCCCTTTTTTTGTGTATAATAATAAAAGGTATGGGAGTATTATGTCTATCAAATTAGCACTGCTAAAATCAGGAGAAGAAGTAGTTGCAGATATTAAAGAAATTGTAAATGAGGATGAAAAAGTAGTTTCATTTTTATTTTGTAATCCTTATTCTGTAAAACTTCTTACTCCTCAAGTTTTAATGGAAGATAATGAAAATCCTCCAGAAAGAGAATATAAAGTTTCTTTTGTTTGTTGGATGCCTTTATCTTTTGAAACTAATATTGCGGTAAGCACTGACTGGGTGGTTTCAATTGTGGAACCAATAGAAATGGTAAAAAAATCTTATGAGGAGAAAATGAATGGAAGACGAAATGATGCTACCGATGGATCAGCAAGTGGAGGAAGAGGGGGAAATAACGACCCAAGTGTTAATCTTAGTGAACAGGTTGATTTTAATCAGTGAAATTCAAGAAGTTTTAGCAGATATAGGACAACCTGATTGTAGATTGATTAATCCTTATTTAATTCTTGAAAATGGAGAAATGGTTCCCTGGATGAGTGAATACACAGAGGAGACTGAAGTTATGTTAAGTTCAGATAAAATTTTAACACTTTTAGAACCAAAATCAAATATACTTGATAAGTATAATGATCTGATTAAATGAAATTTTATACAAATGTTTATGAAAAATTCAATAAAATCTATGTAAGAGGATATGATAATGGTGAATATTTTTCTTATGAGGAAGAATTTTCTCCTACTTTATATGTCCTTTCTAAAAACAAAAGTAAGTATAAAACATTAGATGGTTTAGATGTAGAACCAATTCAACCTGGAAAAATATCTGAATGTAAAGATTTTTTTGCAAAATATGCGATGGTAGAAGGATTTCCAATTTATGGAAATGATAACTATAAGGCACAATACATTTCAGAAAAATACCCAGAAGATGAAATTAAGTTTGATATTAAGAAAATACGTTTAGTAACAATTGATATTGAGGTTGCTTCGGAAGGTGGATTTCCAAATGTTTTTGATTGTGCCGAAGAACTTCTTGCAATTACTATACAGAACTATGCAACCAAACAACTTATTTGTTTTGGTTCTCGTCCTTATCATAATGTTCGCAAAGACGTTCAATATGTTGAGTGTAGTGATGAAATTAATTTAATACAAAGATTTTTAGCATTTTGGGAAGACCAAACTCCCGATGTGGTGACTGGTTGGAATTGTGAACTTTATGATATTCCTTATATTGCAGGAAGAATTGATAGAATACTTGGAGAAAAAGATGCTCGTCGTCTTTCTCCTTGGAAAAATATTCACAGAAAAGAAATGGTAATTAAGGGAAGAGAACAAATTTCTTATAGTATTGCCGGTGTTTCTGTAATTGATTATTTAGATTTATATAAAAAGTTTACTTATACAAATCAAGAGTCTTATAAATTAGACCATATTGCTTTTGTTGAATTAGGTCAGAAAAAATTAGATCACTCTGAATTTGAAACCTTTAAGGATTTTTATACAAAAGACTGGCAAAAGTTTATTGATTATAATATTAAAGACGTAGAACTTGTAGATAGACTTGAAGATAAGATGAAGTTGATTGAACTTTGTTTTACGATGGCTTATGATGCAAAAGTAAATTATCAAGATGTTTTTTATCAAGTGCGAACTTGGGATGCAATTATTTACAATTATTTAAAAAAAAGAAACATTGTAATACCACAAAAAGATCGTTCTATAAAAAGTGATAAATTTGCTGGTGCTTATGTAAAAGAACCAAAACCAGGAATGTATGATTGGGTAATAAGTTTTGACTTAAATTCTCTATACCCACATTTGATGATGATGTATAATGTAAGTCCCGAAACACTTCTGGATAGAAAACATCCATCAGTAAGTGTAGATAAGATTTTAAAATGTGAAATTGATCTTTCTGAATATAAAGATTATTGTGTATGTCCTAATGGTGCAATGTATCGTAAGGATGTTCGTGGATTTTTTCCTGAATTGATGGAAAAAATGTATAACGATAGAGTGATATTTAAAAAGAAAATGATTTCTGCCAAACAACAGTACGAGAAAACACCAACAAAGGAATTAGAAAAAGAAATTGCTAGATGTAATAATATACAAATGGCAAAAAAGATTGCTCTCAATTCTGCTTATGGTGCTTGCGGAAATGAATATTTTCGTTATTATAAGTTAGCAAATGCCGAAGCAATTACTCTTTCCGGACAGGTTGCAATTCGTTGGATTGAAAATAAGATGAATGCTTATCTTAATAAAATATTAAAGACTGAAAATAAAGATTATGTTATTGCTTCTGATACTGATAGTATTTACCTTAACTTGGGTCCTTTGGTTGAAAATGTATTCAAGGGAAGAAAGAAAACTAATGAAAGCATTGTTTCGTTCCTTGATAAGATCTGTAAAATGGAACTTGAAAAATATATTGAAAGTTCTTATCAAGAACTGGCGAACTATGTAAATGCTTATGCTCAAAAGATGCAAATGAAACGTGAGAATATTGCTGATCGTGGAATTTGGACTGCTAAAAAAAGATACATTCTCAATGTCTGGGATAGTGAAGGTGTGCGATATGAAGAACCCAAACTCAAAATGATGGGTATTGAGGCAGTCAAATCTTCTACACCAGCACCTTGTCGTCAAATGATTAAGGATGGGTTGAAAATTGTAATGAGTAAAACAGAAGATGAAATGATATCTTATATTGATAACTGTCGTAATACTTTTATTGAACTTTCACCAGAAGAAATATCATTTCCTCGTATGGTCTCAGATGTAAATAAACATAAATCAGTATCTACTCTTTACGGTAAAGGAACACCAATTCACGCAAGGGGAGCTTTGATATACAATCATATGATTAAAGAAAAGGGTTTGGATAAAAAGTATGCATTTATTCAAAATGGTGAAAAGATTAAGTTTTGTTATCTTAAACTTCCAAATCCAATTCGTGAAAATGTAATTTCTTTTATTCAAGAATTTCCAAAGGAACTAGCACTAGACAAATATATAGATTATGATTTACAATTCAATAAAGCTTTTCTTGACCCAATGAAAGTCATTTTAGATGCTATTGGATGGAACGTGAAAAAAACAGTTAACTTGGAATTATTTTTTGTATGACTATGGATTTTCTTAAAGATATTGTAAAAGAAGTAGGAGGGCAATATGCTTCTATTGCGTCAGAGATTGATGAATCTGAAACATACGTGGACACTGGTTCATACGTTTTTAATGCTCTTGTCAGTGGCAGTATATATGGTGGGGTTTCTGGTGATAAAATTACTGCAATCGCAGGTGAAAGCAGCACAGGAAAAACTTTCTTCAGTTTGGCAGTCGTTAAGAATTTTCTTGATAGTCATCCTGATGGATACTGTTTGTATTTTGATACTGAAGCAGCAATCAGTAAATCACTTTTAGAAAGTCGTGGAGTTGATACTACCCGACTTGTAGTTGTAAGAGTTGTAACGATTGAGGACTTTAGAAACAAGGCACTCAAAGCAGTTGATATATATTTGAAGGCACCTGTAGATGAACGCAAACCTTGTATGTTTGTTTTAGATTCTTTGGGAATGCTCTCGACTGATAAAGAAATTACTGATGCCCTGAACGAAAAACAAGTCAGAGATATGACCAAATCTCAACTTGTAAAGGGTGCATTCAGAATGTTGACACTCAAACTTGGTCAAGCAAAAATACCAATGATTGTAACCAATCATACCTACGATGTTATCGGCGCATATGTTCCTACTAAAGAAATGGGAGGTGGTTCTGGTCTTAAGTATGCCAGTTCTACTATCGTATATCTCAGTAAGAAAAAAGAAAAGGATGGAACGGATATCGTTGGAAACATTATCAAAGCAAAGACTGCTAAGTCACGTTTAAGCAAGGAGAATAAAGTTGTCGAAATTCGTTTATTTTATGATGAGCGCGGCCTTGATAAGTACTACGGTCTTCTTGAGCTTGGTGAACTTGGTGGACTTTGGAAAAATGTAGCAGGGCGTTATGAGATTAATGGTAAAAAACTTTATGCCAAAGAAATTCTTAAAGATCCAGAAAAGTATTTTACTGCCGAAGTAATGCAGGCACTTGATGAAACGGCACAAAAAGAATTTAGTTATGGAAAATCTTAACGAATTAGTTCAAGTATATGAAAATGCTCTTGAAGATGATGTTTGTGATTTTTTAATTGATATATTTGAAAAACATTCAGATAAACAAGAACGTATAGAAAATGAAAGAAAACCAAACTTTACACAAATCAATTTAACAGAAAATTGTAAATTAACAGAAGAGATTGGGCAAATTCATAATCACCTTATCGGAAAAACATTTCAATATCGAAACGAATATTATGAAATGGTGAGTGAAAAAGTTTTTCCAGAACAACACGCATTTGAACAATTTCGAATTAAGCGTTATAATAACGATGGGAATGATGAGTTTGATAGACACGTTGATGTAGTAGATTATAAATCCGCAAGAAGATTTTTATCTTTTTTGTGGTACTTGAATGATGTAGAGCAGGGAGGTGAAACAAAATTTTCAAATATGACGATTACACCAAAGAAAGGAAATCTTTTAGTTTTTCCTCCACTTTGGATGTTTCCTCATTCGGGTCTTATGCCTATAAGTGACCCTAAGTATATTTTACATACATATTTGCACTATAAGTAATGGAAAAAATTGAAACTACTATTCTTCGTAATCTTCTTTTTAATAATGAATATTGCAGAAAAGTATTGCCTTTTATTAAAACGGAGTATTTTGAAAACCTTCACGAGAAAGTAGTTTTTGAAGAGATTTGTAAGTTTATTGTTGCGTATGAAGAACTTGCTACCAAAGAAGTTCTTTTAATTGAAACTGAAAAAAGAACAGATATTACTGAGGATACTTACAAAACTATTTGTGATTATGTTTCAAAACTTGATGATGGACACGCAGATTTAGAATGGGTAACAGATACTACCGAAAAATGGTGTCGTGATAGAGCAATTTATCTTGCTTTGATGGAAAGTATCAAAATTGCTGATGGTCAAGATGAAAAGAAAAACAGAGATGCTATTCCAAGTATTCTTCAAGAAGCATTAGCAGTTGGTTTTGATAATAATGTTGGGCACGATTATCTAAATGATTTTGAGAAACGTTATGATTTTTATCATAAAAAACAAGAAAAGATACCATTTGATTTGGATTATTTTAATAAAATTACAAAAGGCGGTATGCCTAATAAGACACTTAATATTGCTCTTGCCGGAACTGGTGTAGGCAAATCTTTGTTTATGTGCCACGTTGCTGCTTCTGTTCTTTTACAAGGAAAGAATGTTCTTTATATAACTCTTGAAATGTCGGAAGAAAAGATTGCAGAACGTATTGATGCAAATCTTTTAAATATTAATATTAAAGATATTGAAACACTTCCAAAAATAATGTTTGAAAGTAAAGTAAATGCTATTGCAAAGAAAACACAAGGAACTTTAATCATTAAAGAATATCCAACTGCATCTGCACATTCTGGACATTTTAGAGCATTATTAAATGAACTACAATTGAAAAAATCATTTCGTCCTGATATTGTTTTTGTAGATTATCTTAATATTTGTGCTTCTTCAAGATATAAAGGCAATCTTTCAGTTAATTCTTATTCTTATATCAAATCAATTGCAGAAGAACTGAGAGGACTTGCAGTAGAAACAAATGTTCCAATTGTTAGTGCAACACAAACAACACGTAGTGGTTCTACAAATTCTGATCCAGATTTGACTGATACTAGTGAGTCTTTTGGTCTTCCTGCGACTGCTGATCTTATGTTTGCCTTAATATCCACAGAAGAACTTGAGGGTTTAGGGCAGATTATGATAAAGCAACTTAAGAACAGATATAATGACCCAACAGTCAATAAAAGATTTGTTGTTGGAATAGATAGAGCAAAGATGAGACTTTATGATGTAGAACAAAATGCTCAAGATGGTATACTTGACTCTGGTAAAGAAGAAGAGTATACTTATGAAGAAGACAAAAAACAAAACAAATTTGTAGGATTTAATTTTTAATGACTAAAAAAATTGACTTTAAAAAGTATCAAGAATTCGTAGATGCAGTCACTAGTGATGCATCCAAAGACTTTCTAGCTTTAACTGAAAGAATGGTCGAACTGGACCAAAAGGGAGCAAATATCGAAAGACTTTTAACTGCTGGTGTTGGAATGAATGCAGAAGCAGGTGAGTTTCTTGAAATAATTAAGAAAATGCTATTTCAGGGAAAACCCTGGAACCAAGACAATAAGGAGCATCTTATAATAGAACTTGGTGATGTAATGTGGTATATTACACAGGCTTGTATTGCACTTGGTGTTTCATTGGATGAAGTGATTTCCGGTAATGTAGATAAACTTATGAAACGTTATCCAGGAGGAAACTTTGATGTTTATTATAGCGAAAACCGAGACGTAAACGATAGATAATTATAATACCCTGTTGCTCTAAATATAAGAATAGCAGGGTATTTTTTTATGACTAATTCAGCACTTGCGGGAAAACAATATGAGAATACTCTTAACACTAAATTAAAATCAGTTTTTAAAAATATTCCAAAAAATGCTGGATTTAAAAGTGGTGCAGACCTAACTATACCTTCTGCTAATAATCCAGGACAAACACTTTTAGTTGAAGCAAAAACAACTACACAGTCTGACTTTGGACAAAAAGCAATCACGTTTGATGGAACTTCTTGGGTAGCAAAATTTGATAAAACAGAACCACAATCAATAGTTGATTTATATAATTATATGTATTCGAAATATAATGTAGATAAAAAAATACAAAAAGCTTGGGGATTGCCAGGAAATAAGTTGACTGCGACTGAACTACAACAAATTGTGAATAATGAAAATCTTGCTAAGATTTTATATTATGAAAAACTTTTAACTCAAAAAACTGGAAGTTCAAATCCATTTCCACAAACAACAATAGCATCTGGACTAGATGTTGTTTCTAAAATTATATTTTATTATAATAGTAAGGGCATCTATTATATACAGATAAAAAATAAAGGACTTTATATTCTTGGTAGTGATAAAATGGGTTTAAACTCAAAACTTGGAATTAAAATTCCACGATTTGCTCCATCGTCTGCTGATTTGGTTGTTAGGGGAAAACCAAGTATTAGTAATAGAACATTTAGACCAACATTAACATTAAAGAGTGGAGGTGTTGCGAGAAGTAATTTTACATTAGATAATGGTAATCATATAAAATTACTTCATAGCAGTTTCTAGTGAATAAATAACTAAAAATAATCGGATATGACTAGTTCTATCAAGTTGAGAGTTACATAAATATAAAAATAGCAGGGTATTTTTTATATGAAAACATTTAAAATATTTTTAGAGAATGCAGCAGAAAATCTTGCAGCACTAAGAGCAAGTGGTGAAAAACGTAAACAAGAAATAATGAAACAAATTGTTGCTCGAAGACAACAAAAAAAAGAAGATGAAGAATTAGAAAATACAATAAACAGAGAAATT